TTCGTTAATTTTTTCAGTAAGCTTGTCTTCAACAAATTTATAGACTCTATCAAATGCTTGATTAATGTTTTCTCCATTACGAGCTGAGTCTACAATTCCAAGATCAAGCCTTAACGATTGAAAGTTTCCAAGGTTAAGAGTATATCCAAGTGTTACATTGATCTTTGTTTCTTCGTTATTCATGTGCCCCCCAAGGCTTAAATGCTCTCAGACCAAACAGGAATAAACCTGCCGTCTTCTGTCTTCGTATATGTAAGTATACCGTCTCCCATTCGCCGTGTCAACTCTTGGCTTGTAGGAGTCATGTTATTTGTTACTAGTCCATCTTTTCTTGGTTGTCCTATATGTATACTTGCAAGTATAGCACGTATGTCTCTTATGTGTGATTCTGAATAGTAAGATCTAATTCTAAAACCTCTTTCACCATTAAGCTTTGCTCCTATTGGTGGAGGTATCATTCCTGATTTAATTAGTTTTGGCATATACTTTCTATGCCTATTGACAAGTATTGCAGTTTCTGCTACAGTATATGCTCTTTCTCTGTTCCGCCTAAAATCAGAACGCAAACAAGTTTCAAGTCTATCTTTTGTAATGTTATAAAAAGAAACCATTCCTGTTGACCTTGAGCTATGATGAAGTCTAACTAAATCATTATTAAGAAACCAAATTTTTTGATTTCCTTTTATTACAGACTCGTTATTGTATTCTTCGCTCTGTATTTTTCGTTTAGCAGTAGCCATCTGCCCTCCCTACTGCTTTGAGGTGGATGATAAAATACCCTATCCCCGCAACGTATGCAAGACGTCTCAATGTGAACTTGAGAAGTGTATTGTCTATCAATCAAGACTCTACCTTTGCATTTTTGGCAACTCATCATTTTAAATTTTTATCCTTTAGTTGGGTATACCTACAACTATAAGGTGAACCGCCAAGGAAAGATCTCCAGAAGCTCCAAATCGGACTATTCCTTCAACCTTGCTAGTTGTTACTGTTTTTAAGATAACGGTAACATTTTGACCTGCTGGTGTTCCACCAATATTGTAGGGTGTTGCAGAAACAATTGGAGAATATTTAAAATCATCAAAGCTGTAAGAAAAAGAAACTTCAGATGCTGCAGTAACGGTAGCATTATTTGCAACCTGAACGTATCCACCTATAATCTTTGTTTCTGATGTTTTTACGCTTTGTGCCCCAGAAATACCATTATTTATAGTCGTGTAGTTATATGTAGCAGAAGAAACTTGGGTTGCCAAATCATTTACTGTCTCTGCTAACTGGTAGATGTAAGTTACATCTAGCGGTTGCCCTCTTTCGGGTAGCGGTACTTTAGCCATTATCTCTCCATTATATCATTAGATCGTGTGCACTGCAGGGCTATAAACTAAAAGATTTGAAGAATCCCTTGTTATTGGTTGACCCTTTAAATAAATTTCTATTGTTATTCTATTGGGAGCATCTACTTGATCTACCCCATCAATGTAAAATGTTGATGGATGAACAAGGCTAATGGAGTTACCAGAAACTCTTTGAACATAATTCCAGTCTCCAGCTCCAGCATTTTTACTCCATTTTACCCAAACATCATAATCTTTGGCCTGTCTAATAACTTGATCCCCAATTTTAACTGTTACGGAATCCCAAGCAATAGTGGTTATCACAGAGGAGTCAATATTTATATTTCCTGATATATAGGTAAAGTTTGGAACTACGCTGTAAATTGGAGACCAATGAGATGTTCTATTTTTATCTTCAGAAACAATTCTATACCTTACGTCATACCCTTGCGTTAAAGGATTAATTGCTGGAAGATCTTCATTTAGTACAGTTGTTTTTTTAATTCCTGCATCAGCCATTATGATACACCTATTGCAAACCTAAACTCAATGTAGTTTGTTGTATTTGGAGATTTAACAATTGTAAAAGCGTCAGAATTTTGTACTACTGAATATCCAGTTAGTCCATAAAGAGGATTTACCGTAGTAATATTTTCTATCCTCATTGCATCAAGTGCAACATAATAATCTTCTGAAGGAGACCCAGCTACAAGTGTAGATACGTATACTTTTATTACGGAAACAGACTGCCAATTAAAGTTTGGTGTTGTGTAAAGCTCTTGAAGACTTTTAGTTATTACATTATATCTATTAGTTGATAGATCATACTCTCCCTCTGCAGTTCCATCTATCATTTCAGCTTCAAACTTTGCAGATTCTCCATCAACAGTATCTGAGCTTGAAAACTCAACTAAAACTCTAACAATATCTGGACGGTCTGAAGAATTACCATTTTTATTTATTACAGAAAATGCAAGCTTAAGAAGGTCTGCAGGTGAGTTTCTTGAAAAGTCTACCTGTGTTGCTGTTAGGTGAATGTGGTTTGATCCATCTTCAATGTAAAAATGAGTTACAGTTGTTGAGCCACCAGATACATAAGAACCTATCTGATCACTTAAAACCTTAAACTTAGTTGAGCTTACAATGCTTGAAACTGTTGTTGTCATGTTATAGTTAACAGGATCTACCCCTGTTATGGTTACTGTATCACCAATCTTTAGATTATGCGCTTTGACTGTAGTGTATTCAATATTTGTCCCGTCGCCTGTAGCATTTGTGATTTGTACATCTTTTGTTAGGTTTGCGTCTGCTCCACTGACTAATATCATATTATTTAAAAATCTACTGCGTTCATATTTATTAGCGCGGGATTCTTTATAAAAAATACTGTTATCTGAGTTTGTTTGAAAAACTTCTGCTGTGGTTGCAATAACATTATTATCTAATAAAGAGTCTAGTGCTTCAACTATTGGTGATCCAATTGAAGTTGTGGCAGTTTCTGTATGATGCTGCCAATTTTCTGTTTGAGAAAATGCTAAAACTGTTTTGCTGTCATATGAACCTGCTACAGAGTTTGATCCAGCAGAGTATATTCCAATCTCTGATATTTCATATCTTTCTTCTGTTGGAAGTTCTGCTGTTAATACAAGTTTAGAGACTCCATCTTCATTTACAAATCCTCTTGAGGAAATCGGCACTCTAAACATTTCAAAATCAAGTGCTACCTTTTGTGAGTAATCTCCATACTCTTCTATGGTTGAAAGTGGTTTTGATCCGCATCCTACTGCAATATAAGAAGCAAAAGCAGGTGCTTGTCCCAAAAGGTATTTAGCAATAATATTTTTACCAGTATTAGTTATCATTATATCTCCGTCTCATATATTGTACCACTTAGAATAATTTGAACTTCTACTTGCTCATCACTGTTTAAATTAACAGAATCAATAACAATATTTCCCAAAGAATCAAAATATACAGGGTTATTATCAATAGAGTTTGTTGTTTTTGGAACTTTATCTTCTAGCCTAATTGAAAATCCCGCAAAAAATGTATTTGATGTTTTTTGAAGACCAAGAATGTTGTTTGGGTTATAAGCTTGACTAATTAAAGATATATTTCTTATTGGCTGATATGAAATTTTTTGTCCATTTATGGTGTCAGACCTTGCAATATTGATTAATTCTTGCCCACCTATATCTTCAAAAATAAGGTCAGCCATTACTTCTACTGGAACTGAAGAATCATCAAATAAAATAATGTCTGGTGATGCTGTCTTAATTTGATTTGCAGATGTTTTTAATATACTTGAAGCAAGAGATACTGCTGCGCTAGGAGAAAGTGGTGTTGAAGAAACTTCTGTCATTTTATACCTCACTCAAATATATTGTCATGGATGGGCCACTTGATTGTCTATCATATTCTATATTATACACAACAAACCTTGTTGATACTGATGAAACAATGTCTATCCCGTCATTATTTTGGTAGTCAACAGTAACAATGTCTCCAAGCTGCATAGTAGGAATAGCAAAAATTTTTATACCAATAGATTTTTTTGGCCTCATTAGTTTATTTATTACCCAGCCCATAAGTTCTTGGGCATCATCTTCTGTTTGTATATATGGAGCATCAAGACTAAACTCATTTTTACCATAGGTTAATCTACTTAATTTAATGTTGTCATACTTTTGCTGTTCAACTAATGGAGAGTAAAGTAGTGTGTCTCCCTTTAACTCTGGGTCAGATAGGTTTCCTCTTTTTTGAAAATAATCATCAACTGTTAATGTATGGGTTGTATCCTGGGTAAAGGTAACTCCTTGAATTCTTAAATAGTTACCGCTTGTTTCATCTAAAACTAATGCTTTGTCTGTTGCATTAAAAATTAAAAACTCAGCTCCATATGAATCAGCATAGAATCCAGAAGTTGTGTACCCTTTAATTCTATTAAAAGTTGGAGACAGTTGTGCGTATAGAGCTGGGTATGCGCGGTCATACTTAATGTTAAAGTATGCACATTCTCTCATAATTGATCCAAACTCTTCAAAATACATATTATATTTTGGTGGTTGCTGTGCACTTATTCCAGAAAGATAACTTGACTGAACTATACCGCTCATTGCATATTTTCTAAAAGATTCATTTGCATTAATTTGTTTTTGTCCAAATGTTTGAGATATCTTTTCTGAAACAGTGGCTGTAGTATTTTGTGAATAGTTTTCTGCCATAGAGTAAATATTTTCAAACATGCATCTTGATGAACCTCTAACAAACAATGCCATGTTATTATATACTGGGAGAGGATCAGTGTCGTCAACCACCTTAATAAGCTTGTTATTGATATAAAGATAAAACCTTCTGGTTAATCCAATCTCTTCGTACTCTACAGATAAATCATAAACTGTTGCGTTCTCTTCGCCAGTCATTCTATACTGTCCTGTAAATAGTCCATCATCAACAATAATATTACTTAAGCCTCCCCAAAGTTTAACAGGAATAGCCTCTGATGTTACTGAGTCTTTTTTTATTTTATAAAAAAGAACATTATTGATTTCTATTTCTGATTGACCATTTTGAATATTTAGGTATGATTCAATATTGTTTTCTGTTAAAGCAACAATTTCAAAATAATATCCATTGTTTGTTTCTGGGTTTAGCATTACTGCAATTCCACCTGAGCCTCCTCCAATTGTTACACTTTGGTTTGGCCTTGAAGTATTAACCTGATAATATGAAGTGCTTCCTGTTGGAGTTTGAGCTCTATCTATATTATTTTCAATTTTACCAATAATACGCATTCTTGTTCCAAAATGCTTGTATGCATTATCAAGGTTTTTATATGTATAAGAAACAAAATCTAAAGGCGTTTCAGTTGAAGTAAAGGATGGTCCATTCATTACAAGAGCAGATGATTGTATTGTTCCAGTCTGTGTTGAGCTAAAGGAATTAATGTCAGTCTCTGTTCTATTTGAAATAGACATAAAGTTTTTAATAATTCCATTACGACTTGTTTGTCTTGACTTAACATTGTTTACTCCCGCTTGACCAATAACTGTTGCAGGGATTTCTGCATTAGGATTAGTTGTGAATAGGTATTCTGATTTCATATCACATCCGCGTACATAGTCATTATTAGACCAGTAAGGATCAATACCAGCAATGTGTTTTGAAATAGATGTTCCAAATTGAGCTCTACCGTGTGATTCTACAGAGCCATTCTTTAGCCTGGTCACACCATTTACTGTTTCATAATATGGAGTTGAATAAATTCTTATAAGTCCCGTTGGGTAAATCTTTCCATTAAACGGTAGAGATGCAAAATATTTTTGATATTCTTGATTGCTGCTAATCCAAACATTCCCAACTCCAGTAATATTAAATTCTGCAGCATCATATTTTATGATCTCACCATTAGAATAAAAATATCCTTGATATCTTGTAAGCCAATAAACATTCTCTCCAAGATCAATTATGTTATTTGTTAATAAATTGTTAACTACAAATGGCAAATCTTCAGAGATGTCAGAGTTAATTGGCATAGCTCCAAGAACATAGCTTCCTTGCTTAGATGCAATTTCATTTATTGTTTTCGTATTGTCTGTTCCTGCAACTTCCCACAAAAGAACTGGCTTATATATCCAAGTTTTTTCTTTATCAATTAAGCTTGACTGACGAATGGATCCATAAGATCTTTGAATATATCTTGTAGTGTAGTTAATATTTCCATCGTTATATACCCTTTTATCTTTTGCTGCAATATCAATTATGTTGGGCAGGTTGCTTGATGTTTGATTTTCAATAATGCCCGACTGGTATTGATTATTATTTCCAGATAAAGCAAAGTCTGTTTCTCTTTCATTTTCCGATGGCATTAAATAGGTTTTACTCATAACTATAAAGTTATTGTACTCATCAAAGAACATTGCAGACTGGGTTGATACTGCTAGCTGATTTAGGACCTCTGCAACATTTTGATCTGGAGCAACAAAAAAATATGGAATTATTGGATCATTTTCATTATTAATTCTTTTAAATACGTAATTGCTAAAACCTACATAATCAAGAAGAGTTGTTATTGCATAACTAAGAGAAACATCAGTTAGCAATAATCTTGGTGCTGGAGTTGATTCAAGATAAAAATAAAAATCACGAAGATTGATTTGTATTGTTGCCCCAGTACTTTGTGGCACACCATCCGAATACAATGTTTTTATTGGTACATAATAGTCTGAGTTTTCAACATTTTTTATTATCTCAAAAAAATTAAACTTAATATTTTTTCTTATGTATTTTGATATTATGCTTGATGTATTTAAATCATTAAATGCTTGATCTTCATCAAATAAAGAAATGAATCCTGTGGATGCCAGCAGCTGACCAACTGGCAATGATGTTGATCCTACATCAGAAAGCATCTTGGTTACCTTGTAGTCAACAACCTTATCCGTTATATCTCCTATAAGTCTTGGTGACATCTCAATAAGGTCAAACGTGCAATCAAACTTATTCATAGTATCTACAACAATTCTAATTCCTTCAATATATGCAAACTCCCTATAATAGCTTAATGAATTACCAACCAAATTATACTGTTTTGGAGAGGTAAAGTCTGTAACAAAATTTGTATTACTGCTTAACTCTTCTTGTGACAGTATCCAGTCATAACGTGGAATAAAAGTTTCGTACTCTGATCCATTCCAAACATGCAAAGTTCCAAGATCATTTTCATTTGATATGACCAGATAAGCAAAACCAACTATTGATATTTCTGGAAGCAAGGTTTCAGATGAAAGAGTTTCTGCAAAAATAAATGAGCTCTTAAATTTTTCTGGAATAACCAATCCATACTCTAGCTCAATATATCCATCTGAACCTATAATTGCAGAACCATCACTTCTTCTTGAATTACCATCAAAAGAATATGCATCAATCCAGTTGTTATTGTTTAGATATTGAATTTTCCATTTTTTGGGAACTGTGGCATTGTTTTCTCCGTATAGTGGATCTAAAAACGAAACAGAAGATGTTTGAAATGGTCCAAGATCAACTGATCCAACATTTGTTTGCATCTTTACGACTATTCTGCTTGCTGGTATTTTTTCTTTGTACACAACAAATGGCGCAGTGTCATA